TGGAGACCCTTTTATTATAACGGTCACTCTGAAAGATGATGGAGTAGATGAAACATCAACAGCGTCAGAAGTAGAAGACGCTATAGAAGATGACGCAGATAGCAACGCAGTTGTACGTGTTAATAAAGCGACAGGTGAAGATGGTACAGGCGTAGTTGAAGAGTTGTCAAGCACTCCTTTAGCAGGGGGCGTAGATAATGACCCAGTATCAGACTTATCAGCATCGTTAACAACTTTGCAACAAACAGAAGACGACTGGTACTTTTTGTTAAACGACTTACAAACGCCAATAGTTCAAGTTGAATTATCTGGTTATATTGCAGGTCAGAAAAAGATATATTTCACGGATACAACAGATTTAGAACTTACTGGAGAATTTAATAGTTCGAGGACTAGCATACTTACTAAAGATGTAATTACGGATTACCCAGCTTCTGCGTGGGTCGGTTTTGGTGGTAAATTTGACGCAGGAACTATCACGTGGGCATGGAAAAACCTTGACGGGATTGCTGTTGATAACTCAATAACAAGTTCTCAAACTAATAACTTAGACGACGATGGTGGAAATGCTTATACTTCCAGTCTTGGCGTACCGAATACAACGAACGGACTAGTTACTAACAGTGAGTTCATTGACGTTGTTAGAACTGCTGATTTCCTTGAAGCACGTATTGAGGAAAACGTAACTACACTTTTATTGACTTCAAAGAAAGTTCCATATACACAAGCTGGTATCAATCAGGTTGTTTCAGTAATTAATGATGTTTTACAGCCTTTAGGAGATACGGGGGTACTTTCTACAGATAATAGTGGAAATCCCGAATTTACAGTAGATGCACCGAACATCAACGATGTTTCAGCAAATGATAAAGCGAACAGAGTTTTAAATGACGTTACAGTAACAGCTAAACTAGCAGGTGCGATTCACATTGTAAACATAACTGTTAATCTAGAATTATAAATTAGGAGGTGTAATAAATGGCAACATCAACAGCATATGATTTTAAACAAAACACAGTTACACTTAATACTGACACAGTTGGCTCTATTATCGTCACTGGCTTCGGTGACGGAGATAATGTCCTAAATACCGCATCTGAAAACGTGAATATCATTCAACAGGAAGGTGCTTTGAGTGATGTTGTAACTTCCATTCAGGCTAATTCTATGGGTACTATAAGCCTTACGTTATTAACTGGGTCACCTACTAATACAATACTTACCCAATTAGCAAAGAGGAATGAAAAGTTTACAATGTCGATTGTTAGCAATAACGACCAAGCCATTAACACTGTCGGCAACGATTGTTATATCGAAAAGATACCTGACAATGAGTTAGGTAAAGTTTCAGGAGAACGAGCTTGGGTTATTAAAGTAGCACAGATAAATATTAATGAAAACACTAGTGGTCAGTAGGAGGTTTATTATGAGAAGACAAGCTATTACAATTGGCGAGCATGAGTTACTTTTGCAAGATATTTCAAACAGAGAAAAAATGAGGTTTCAAGAGCTTTATAAGGAAAGAAAAGGTATAGAAAAAGTGTTTGATTATATCCTAAAAAATATTATAGTTAAGCCTCAAGGACTTACTCTTGAAAATTTTGAAATCTCTGAACTAAACGTTCTAATAGAGTATATACCTGATTTTTTGGGCTATACGAAAGATGCGACAGTGCTGGAAGTGATTCCAGTTACGATCGACGTAATCGAGTAAAAAGAGAGTTCGCTTACTACCTGCCTATGCTTACAGGAATAGTAAAAATTGATTATAAGGATTATCAAGAAATGAGCCAAGACGATTTTTTAGATTTAAATGAAGCGATTATTCAATGGGAGGCGAAGAAAAATGGCAGGTAAGCAAATAACATATTCCATCGTTCCCGGAAAAATTGACCTTAGTGGATTTGAGAAGTTTGAAGCTATCTTTGATAAAATGCAAAAGAATGTCGAAGGTCTTACTGAGACTTTCGACAAGTCTTTTGCTAAGATGGGAGAAACATCAAAAAGCTTTGAAAAATCTACAGACAAGCTAGAAAGTGGAACGAAAGACTCTTTCAAAGGTATGGAAAAAAGTGGTGACAAACTAGAAAAGGATACAAAAGATTCCTTTCAGGGTATGTCAAAAAGTGCTAGCAAAGAATCCAAAAAGACTGAAAAATCTTGGAAAGTGTCCTTTGTCAGTATGGGTAAAAGTGCCGCTGCCTTTGGTAAAAAGGTCGCTATCGGATTCGGTGTAGGTGCGACCGCCGCCGCTGGTGGGTCTATTCTGATGGCCGCCTCTGCTCAAGAAATGCAGAGTAAGTTTGATGTTGTTTTTGACGGCATGACTGATGAGGTCGAAGATTGGGCTACGTCATATGCTGACTTATTAGGTAAAAGCGTATTTGAGACAAAAGAATTGCTGTCTAATAACGCAGATTTAATATCTGGGCTTGGTGCTACGAAAGAAGAAGCCTTTGATACGGCTAAGTCCATACAACAACTTGGTATTGACTTAGCCTCTTTCAACAACTTGCAGGATGTAGACGCTGTCGAAAAGCTGACTAAAGGGTTACTTGGACAGCACGATGTCTTGCAGTCTATGGGCATATTTATGAATGAGGCTAGCTTAGAACAAACGGCTTTAAATTTAGGGTACGAAGAAAGTTTCAAAGATTTGGAGCAGTTGGAGAAAGTGCAGGTGCGGTTCAGTGCAGCAATGGAACAGTCCGCAAATGCAATCGGCGATGCTGAAAATACTGTAGGCTCATTTACTAACCAACTGAAAAGGTTAAAAAATGTTGGAACAGACGCCTTTAAAAAAATAGGTTTGGTTTTAATACCAGACGCATTAGAAAGTCTGACCTCTTTCAATGAATCAATATCTGCCTCAGGAGGCTTTTTCGATGAGGTGTTTCTACCAGCAATTGGCAAGGTAGCTGACAGTTTTGGCGTCTTTGTGGATTCTATAAAAACAGTTGGCACAGCGATATCAGAAGCTTTTGGTGGTGAAACTATTACTGCGAGTGAATTTATAATATTCCTCATAGAGGGACTCGCAACTGCTATTGAAGTAGTTTCTGGTGTAATTGTTAAACTAGCACCTTTATTCGCAGGAACTACAAGAGTTATCGTTCGTGGAGCACAAAGTATTGTCACCTTTTTTAAATCGACACTTGTGCCTGTCTTTGAATTTTGGGGTGAAGTTTTTGGGGACGTTGGTGATGAGGGAGAAGGTATAATTGATGGACTAGTAGGAGCTTTTGACGCCTTCTTTGATTTCATTGATAATTTTGTAACACCTTTCTTAGCTGATTTCGGCGAGGGTTGGATGAATTTTTGGGAAGGGTTTGCAGAACCTGTTAAGGATGGAATGAATGGTATTATAGACTTTCTGACTGGAGTGTTTTTACTAGATTGGGAGCTTACGTGGAAGGGAATCGTTGGCATTGTTGATGCGGCATCTGATGCTCTAAATATATTATTTGTAGGAATTGCGAATGATATGATTGAGCTGATTAACGGAGTTCTCAAAGCTATTAATTTTCTATCTGGCGAGTTTTTTGCTTTCCCAGAACTTCCATTCATTGCCCCTCCAATAAAATCAGCAGACTTCGCTGCAGCTGCACTACTGGATGACCCTCAAGAATTTAAGAATCTTTTGGAAGAGCAAAGAACAGCAGCACGTAGAGGATTATTCGCTGGTGAAGTGAAGCCCGCTACGCTAACAGGGGAACTTCAAGTGGCAGGAGAACGTCCCCAAATAGGCGAATTATTCAAGGAATTTCAACAACAACAACTGCCAGATATAGAAGTCCCAGCCTTCGCAGATGGGATAAGGTCGTTCGCTGGTGGAACAGCCTTAGTCGGAGAAAGAGGTCCAGAACTAGTCAATCTCCCGAAAGGGTCAGAAGTAATACCGAATAACAAAAGTCAAAAAGCACTTCAAGGTGGGGGATTTAGTCCAACGACTGTATTCAATATTACCGTTGAGAACGCTGATGAATCAAGCACTAGAAAGCTTGTCAAGACTGTCAATCGCATCATAGACGATCGTGACAGACGCACATTTTCTGAATTTGGGCTGGAGGTGTAGCAGAATGGCAGAAGTTAGAAGAGCAAAATTGAAAAGTGAAATTGACGAAGTCGAGTTTGACGCTTTATTGAGTGAAACAGTGAGTAGAAGCTCACTTATTACAGATAAATTTGTTGAAAAAGGCTCAATTATAAGTGACCACATTCAAGAGAATCCACTTATCGTTACCGTTGAAGCTGTCATGGTGAAAAACGCTCCTGCTAACTTGAAAACTTTACGAAAGTTTATTGAGAGAAAAGAGCTTTTGACATATATAGGTCGTAATGAAGTAAACAAAGTGGCTATAGAAACGCTTGACACTGTTCATCCAAAAGAAAATCTTACTGGATTCAACTTTACGATGACGTTAAAGATTATCAAAACCACAGAATCACAACAAGTTGAAGTAGCTCCACCTGAATTTGTAGCATTACCAGAAGAAAAGGACAAGAAAAAGACTAAAGCAACTTCAACAAAAGGAACTCAACAGAAGCTACCTTCAAATTTAGATCCTTTGAGTGGAAGCAATTTAAACGACAAGGTAACTAAAAATGTTCAAGGCCCTGTAGAAGGCTCATTTATAGATTATTTGCGTGAAAGGGGATATAAGTAGTGGCGATTACAATTATTGATGTAGACATTGACGCAGTCCCTTACTCCTTTAATATTGAGCTAACAAACTTTACTAGACCACGAACATACACTATAAAATTTTTATATAATGATGAGTTTGATTTTTTCACATTGTCGATTGCTGATGATGACGGGGATATTGTTAACGGGATTAAACTAGTGTATGATAATTCTGTTTTTAGCAAGATAAGAAATACGAGATTGCCAGATGAAGTATTGTTCCCATCAGATGCAGGAAATATAGAGACAGAGATAACCTTTGAAAACTTTAATCAAAGTGTATTCTTGTATTCTTTGGATGCAGAGGAGTTCATATAAATGGCTAATTTTCTAAGGGAAATTGAAGTTATTGTAGGTGAAGCAAAGTTTAAATCTACAAGATTTTACATTGAGTTTACTGTGGAGAAGTCTGAAAAAGACGATTTGAATACTGCTGAAATTATAATATTTAATATGAAGGAAGAAACAAGAGAATTAATCACAAAAGGGCAGACTGTCATTATCAATGCAGGTTACGATGGTGACGTAGGAGCTATCTTTATAGGCGGAATAGACTCCGTTTCAACTATGAAAGAGCCAGTCGATTATGCAACTACATTAACCTGTGTAGATGGTACTGTTGCTAGCAAAGTAGAAGTTAATAAAACTTACGCAGAAGGCAGTACATCGACTCAAGTGATTAATGATTTGATATCATTATCAGGCTTAGAAGCTAATATTGTACGAATTAACCAAGAAATTGTTTATTCTAATGGGAAAACTGTGTATGGTAACTTAATAGATAACTTGAAAAAAGTTGTAAACGATACAGAAAGTAAGTTTTATATAAAAGATAACATAATAACCATTAATCTTGAGCAGGACGGACTAGTTGTTGCTCATGTTATAACTTCTGATACTGGATTGTTGACTACTCCTACTCGGAAAGAGGTTGGAGACGAGGAAGATGCAGTAGTTTTATATGACATTCAATCATTATTAAATCATAATCTGGATGTTGACAGTATTGTTCAAGTGGATTCACTTTCACTTAATGGTGATTACAGAATAGTCCGTGTACGCCACTCTGGTGACCTTCAAGATGATTTTACGAGTGAGATTGAAGTAATAGTTTCAAAAGTATAGGAGGTGTGGAATGAGTGAAGCAACACGATTACTTGATGCTTTAGGCAGAAAATATTCAAAAGATTTACACACTAGCTTTTTAGGTGAAGTAACACGTTATGATGCGACTAAAATGCAAGCTGACGTACAACCACTCGCCTCGCAAAATGAGTTAGCTTATCCAACGATAGTAAACTTACCTGTAGCTCACACAGGAAATAGTACTTTTGTTATACATGTACCATTAGAAAAAGGCGATATAGTTGCTGTGCTGACAGCTGAACACGACATAGATAATATACTTTTAGGCAATTCAAATACTAATGTGCAGACCGAGAGGTCTCATGAGCTCGATGACTCTATCATTGTAGGCAAAATAACGCCCTTTACAGACGTGCAAACATTAAACGATACTGACCTTCACATCGGCACTCGTGACGGTGCTACGAGTATTACAATGACTCCTGCAGGGTCTATCATTATTGAAGCTGGAGCTATAGAAATTAATGGAGGTACTGTAGAGATTAGCGGAAGCACTATAGAACTTGAAGCAAGCACTATAGAACTTGGTGCGAGTGCAACCGAAGGGGTAGCATTAGGGACATCACTGAAAAGTTATCTAGACGGTCATACCCATAGTGGGGGAGGTTCAGGGGCACCAACGTCATCAAGCCCTTCACCTAGCACGAAAGTGAAGGTGATATGATGGGGTTAAGAGATTTTGCACTTGATGAATTTGGAGCTATTAACTTCAATGAACAGCTGGGTTGGAGTCTTGTGGTTGATGAAGAAGAGATAGAGCAGTCCTTAGGAAATATATTACGGACAGGACTTGGTGAGTGGTTCTTAGATACACGTTTTGGTACTGACTGGTTTGCAGTTGTGGGTGAGGTACGAGACGATGACGCTATGCGATTAGTTATTATAGAAGCTCTTTTTCAAGATTCAAGAGTTATTCAAGTTGATAATATAATAATTGATTATGATAGTCCTTCAAGAATCGCAACAGTAACAGCAGATGTAATTGCAGAGCAGAACAACCAAGGTAATGAAGTTATCGTAATCGGATTGGAGGTGACTGTATAATGGCTGATTTCGGAATCACTGAAACTGGATATAATAGAAAGACTTTTAACGATTTGGTGCAAGAGATGGAAGACAGAGCAAGAGCGTTATTCGGGCCTGAAATCCAATTAGATGAAAACTCATTTTTCGGCTTATTGATTCGTAATTATGCATTTTTTCAAGACGAAATATGGCAACTGCAAGACCAAACTTACAATGGAGCTTACATTGATACTGCTGAAGGTGTACAATTAGATGCAGTCGTAAAGTATGCTGATGTAAGTCGTAACCAATCAGTCGCCTCAACAGGCACTGTCACCTTTACAGGTGCAGATAGTACACTAATTCCAGAAGGTACTTTAGTAGCATCAGGTGATATACAATTTAGTACCGACTTTGAAGGTTTTCTTATTACAACAGATGTAGATGTAGCTGTCACAGCCGTCGAATTGGGGACAGATAGCAATGTTCCAGCAACAACGATAGACACTTTAATTAACCCCATTTCGGGGATAGATAGTATCATTAACGACGATGCTACGACTGGTGGTCAAGATGAAGAAACTGATTCAGAGTTACGTTCTAGATACTTTCTAACACTTCAAACTGGAGGTAAGGCAACACTAGATGCTATAAGGTCTGATATCCTCCAAGTTACAGGTGTAAGGACTGCAACAATAATCGAAAATGTTACCAACGTAACTGATGGTGATGGACGTCCTCCCCATTCATTCGAGTCTATTGTCGATGGTGGAGACGATACAGCAGTTGCACAAGCTATACTAGATTCAAAGGCAGCGGGAATTGATACCTTCGGCTCTGTAACAGAAGTTGTTCAAGATGATTCTGGTACAAATAGAACTATCAATTTTAGTCGGCCGACGGAGGGTTCCATTTGGGTTAACATCACTGTTACAACTAATGAAAACTATTCTGTCGATGGTGACGACCAGATCAATGAAGCTTTAGTAGATTTTATAAATGAATTGCTTATCGGAGATGACGTTGTTGTTACACAGCTAATAGCGGAATCTTTTACAGTTGCAGGAGTAGTAGACTCATTCGTTGAAATAAGTGATGATAACATTACATTTGCTACTACAAATATTATTATTGATGATGAAGAAAAAGCCCAAACTGATTCGGGTAAGGTGGTGGTTACTAGTGTCTAATATAATCTTAGATGCAATTGAGAAGTTTCCTGATTACCTTGACACAAGAGATGATAGTAATATCAATAAACTAGTCGTTGTATTGTTTGAAGAATTAAACAATTTTATGGGTACGCTTGATGAGATAGAAACAAATTATGACATTGATAGAGCGACCTTAGATGGGCTTGACCAGATTGGTACTAACCTTGACACAGCTCGTGGTGGTTTAGAAGATGAAGAGTACAGAGCGAGGTTGAAACTTCGACAAGCTCAAAATTTGGCGGATGGTACTTTTTCTAGTATAATAAGTATTCTGCAAAGTCAGTTAGGTATTGACGACCCAAGTTTAATAATAATTGAGGAACTTGGGAACGCTAATTTAAGAGTTGAAGTCCCTATTGACGATGTCGGTGGTGGTGGATTTGAAGGAACTTTCGTGTACGGAGATGCAGGCGAAGACGAGTTTGACGTCGCTACAGGCTACGGTGGATTTGACAGTGATTTCGGCGGAACTTATGGAAGCAATTTAGTTGATGAAGAAAGTTTAGAAGCTTATAAAAAATTAGTAGAAAGTATTGTGGCGGCGGGCGTCGGTACCGAAGTAGCTGTTACTGGTACTTTCGTGTACGGAGGCGAAGGCGAAGACGAGTTTGATTTAGCCACTGGTTATGGTGGAGGCACATATGGAGGTGTAGTTTAAAATGGCAGCAGATAGAATAGCATATGATATAGCAGGTAAACGTTGGGATGACGTTGGGACTTCATTTACGTCGACTCTTCGTGATGATGGCTATGAACGTGGAATTGTGCCACAAGCGGAAAATAAAAATTACACGTTGAACCAAGATTTCCAGTCTACAGAGGAAACAATAGATGTAGTAAATTCACACGCTGATGATATAGATGAAAGAGCAACACCTAATCAACTATCACTAACTGGCTATAATATCGCAGATAGTGAGTTTGATGGGTTGAATCGTGAAGACGCAACAAATTTAATGGCGACTCGTCTTGAAGAGGAAGCAGGAACAGATGTAGTATGTTATCAAACTATCAATACCGCCACGTTCCCGCTTTTGAATACTGCTCTAGAGATAGGTGCTGGGCATATTAGTATGAAGCTTTTTGAACTTGTTAGTGGCACTTTCGGAGTAACATTTAATTTTTCACGAGGTGGCGGGGCTGTGACATTAATCGCTCAAACTACTGATGGGTTACTTCTACAGGATTGGCATATTGGTTCTGGAGAACTAGTTATAACTGGGATTGGGATTACTGCTGCGGGGGGTTCATACCAAGATAATTTATTAAATTTTGCTAGGCAAGTCCAATTAATCACTACTGGAGGGTTAGACGACACTCGCCCATCTTTAATATTACCACAGTCAGGGCTTACTCTAGCTTCGGAAGTGTCAGGAAGGACAATGGTAGCCGATTGGGCTGGAGATACAATAGATTATAAAAGTGCATCAACAGAAACTTTTGATAGTATAAGACTTACGTAAATTTATGAAAAGAGGATAAGAATATATGGATAATACAGGAATGGGTTTACAGATGAACCATAAATCTGATTGCTCTGGACTACAGAGATTGCAGTACCTTAGTTTTGGATATCCTGCCGAGAGTGGTGACGCCAATATATGTCCACCACAGGGGTCTGTAAAAAGGAGAATCAACGAAAGTATTATAAGTGACTTAGGTTACTCTTATGACCAACCTACATCAACCGCCATAACTGGCTTCTTGGGAACAAACACATTACACATGTTTGATTATGACTTTGGTACTGACACAGTTATCAAAGGTGCAGACTTCGAACAATGTAAAATAGACTTCCCGAAATATCTAGCGACCGAAAAGGTAAAAGAGAATGGCGAAAAGCATAGTGATATTTATGTTACTGGGTATAGTGAATTGGAAACCGAATGGGAACTAAACCTCTTTAATCAAGGGATAAAGATTACAGGTAGACTAGACCGTCAGATTTGGAATACTAACGCTATAATCAATGCGGGAACTATAGAAAGTGTTGATATCGATGGCGACTATTCCACTTTAGAAACGGCTAATTCAGACCCTAAAACACAAGACCACCTAGACTTAATACATGAGATAAACTTAGAGGGCATAAGAGCTTTAGGGGATGAGGCGTATAGTAATCTAATGCATGCGGTTAAAAACTTAACAGACCCTGAAAATGTAACGCCAAAGCCACAAGGTGCAAAAGGTACAAGTAGTGCAAAAGGGGAATTAGATATCAACGCAAAAGAGGTTCTAGACTATTACTTTAGTACATTTACTGCCTAAATTAGGAGCTAGTATGAATAAATTCAAAAAAATCTTTAATGATATAGTATTACCGTTTTTTATCATAACTGCTTTTACATTTGCTCTCAACATTCTGTCCGACATTAAAGCGAGCAGTGAAAAAAATCATGAAGAGATAGTAGAAGTAAAATCTATGTTCGTAGAGTTAGAAAACGTGTACTATGAAAATATAGATGCAGAAGCAGAAGCAGAGTTAAGAAAGATATATACAGAAGCTGAACGTGTGTTGAATACGCTGTACAATGAAGGTATATACACACCCGAAGAGATAATAGAATACTTATTAGAGAAGCCTGCGGGAATAACAAATTTATCTGCAGGGGTAAACAATGAAGTAGTTTATCCAGAATTGGAAAAAGTCTATAACGGACTTGCCAAGAACTCTAAGATAGCTTACGGGAATTAAGGAGTGATAACATGCATTTAGATTGGAAAACACGATTTAAAAACCCCTACTTCATAATGGGGTTGATAGCCTTACCTATAGGTGTTTTAGGCATAGATGTTCAAACCTTGACGAGTTGGGACTTATTGTATCTAGAGTTAGTAAACTTTATAAACAACCCACTTTCGATAGGCATGTGCATAGTTGCACTTGTAGGCTACGTAATAGACCCAACCTCGAAAGGGTTTAGGGATAAGGAAGAATCAGCAATTAAAGAAAATTCTATTAGATAGAAGGAACTAGACACTTTGAAAGTGTCTTTTTTTTTGTAGAAAAATAGTATACACCTTTTTTCTAAAACTACATATACTACAATATAATAAAATTTAAGCAACTATCAAGTTTTCCTTGACAGTTGAATTTCTAAAATTAGAGGAGTGTTTTTTATGAAAGAATTATCAGTTAAAAGTGTGTATGAAATAAGCAACAATATTTATAGTTTAGAGTACGGAACTACTATTATTGAAGATGTTAACTATGATAACTATGTAGAGATAATAGAAGATGTAAGCGTGATGTTAGAGTTTGTAGATAAGATTATTGATAACAAGATGTGTTGTGAAAATGAGAATGTAGTAGTAATCATTACTAATCTTAGCTACTTAAGTGTTAAAAAAGTGTTCTATAAAGGAACGTTGTTTGGTGCTAATGTCCTCTACAACGACGTTTTGCTAGAGACTTTTACATTTACACATACTGCTGAAAAGTGTGTAGAGTTATTAAAAATAAAAAAACTTTAGAAAAGTGTTGACGTACTCACGTGAGTACGTTACAATATAGTTAGTTAAGAAAACAGCCAATATTAAAAAGGGAGAAACTAAAATGAGAATTAGCCAAATACAAGATTATCAAATAAACAGACTTACTGACGTAATACACGAATTCCAAGATGAAATTCTTAGACTTCAAGATGCAACTAAAGAATATAGAATAGACTGCACTGATGAAATAAAAGCACTTGTTGAAAAGTTAAACAATGCAAATACACAAAAATATAATCTTATTGATGCAAGAGCAATAGAACAAGAACAACAACAACAACACGAACTAGTTAAAGCAGTAGTAAAGAGAAATAACAAGTTTAAAGGAAGAAATGCAGGAGACGAAAAGTTATTAGAGACATATAGACAACTTTCAGCAAAGGCGGAGAAGTCAAAGAAGGTAGTAGAATATTTTGAACTGCTTGCGAACGCTAAATAAAAAGAGGAGAAAACAAAATGGGATACTACGGAGCAGTAATAAGAGCGACAGAGGCAAAAATAGAGAAACTAAATGTAAAAAGAGAAAACACAGAAAACATGGAAGTATTAAAGGAACGACTTGAAGAAGCAAAAAAACTTTACAACATTAAAGTGAAGAAGAATAATAAAATGGGATGGAAAAAGTCAATATTAAAAGAGGAGATTTAAATTATGAATGGTATAGAAAAATTATGGAAAAAGAAATCAAAGCAGTGGGGAAATTGGGAGTATATAGTTGTTGCTACTACTGGTACTGATAATCACTCTTTTAGAGCAGATACAGTTGAAGAATTGGTTGAAGATATAAAAGGGCGTAAAGAAATATGTAATTTTTTAAATTTAGATAAGTACAATTCACTAACTGAAAAAGAAAAAAACGATTTAGATGCATACGACCTTTTTGAAGAATACACATACTTTGAAGATTTTGTAGATTGCGACTAAAATATTAAAAGAGGAGAAAACAAAATGACTAGTAAAGAAGAATTTGATTACGAGGAATCAGAAGACTTTGATTATGACGCTGAAATAGAAAAAATTAACTATGAGATATATCAACTTGAAGAATATGTAAATGAATATAATAATCTTGTTGATAGTAGGGACTATTATATTCAACAAAAAGAGAAGAAAACAATAAAAAAGGAGACTACAAAATGAGCGAATATAAAGGTACTATCACAAGTAAAGTAGAGGTAAATATATCGGGCTTTAAATGGTATCAAAGTAGACAACTTACAGCGGAATTTGGTAACAGAGTTTGTATAGACGACTACCCCTCCGTTAAAACAAATAAAGTTGCTGGTTGGATTAAACCTAGCGAACTAGAGTATCTGGAAGATTTAGAACAAGAAATCGTTGAACACCTTGAAGAAGTTGATAACATTTTAGAAGGACAGTGGATACAGGCTATGAAAGATTTAGACATCGAATTTGAATGGGATTCCGCTGTGAGAGAATACCAGCTTAAGGATTGGATGAAAGGAGAAAACGATTATGAGGGTTATAATGCTACCTACATTGATACTAAGGATTTAATATTGACAAAGACTATAGCGGAGTTAAAAGCGAGTGAGCTGATAGATGCCCGTACGTTAGTTTTAAGTGCTATAGCTGACAACATGGACGACATAATCGAAGCTGCCGAACAAAAGCTAGAGTATATGAAGAAGAAGAGGAAGCGGATAGAATAGAAGCAGAAGCAGAAGCAGTAGCAGTAGCAGAAGAAAAGGAGGTGATTTCATGAGAAGAACTGTAAAAAGTGTTCGTGAAAAGGACACGTTGAGACAAGAAAAAAAGACTACTAGAGATAGCGGAAAGTATATTGTTAAAAAAATTAAATTGGACAAAGGGAATCTTCATCATATGAAGATACATGAAGCTTTGGTAGAGATGTCAACATCGGAAGGTATTTATCAAAACGACATAATGATTGATTTATTAGAAGGCATTTTATAACATCAAATAGAAAAGGGAGATGAACCGATGAACGAAAGTAGTTACAAGAACTGTCAAATAAGTTTCGCCACTGCAATAAAAGGTTTAGAAAAGAAGATTGAGGAGCTTAAGAGTAATTTAGTATTAGCTCAAATTTATCTAAAAGAGCATGAAGGCGTAACGTACGAAGATGGTTTTGAGGCAAAGGCAGACTACGACGAAACTTTGAGACAGGTGAAAATACTAGAAAGCACTCTTAAATATAGAGAATTGTCATTAGCACGGACACTTGAACGTTCAAAGGAAGCTAACCCAAGAACAGACGAAACTTTGATGGACAGTTTTAGTAGTAAGATTATTGAAAGATGTATACGTGAAACATTATAAAAAAGGAGATTGAAAATTATGAAAGTTTATCGCATAAGTACTTTTAGTTGCACTGTTACGTTATCTAATGACCACGTAGTATTGAAGTATACGACGAAAGATGAAAAAGTTTTAGAGGATGTCAGTATATTATTTTTAGACTTTAATGACTTTAGCGACCAAGAAGAATATCTAAAAAAAATTGTTGATGATTACCACAGTTTGGGAAGTTTTAACGCAATAGAACCACTTTACTTTAAAGACAGACTTGGCGTAAGAGTAGAGTTACTGGGGGAATATAACGTTTACAACTACATGAATAATATAATTATCCAGAAGAGGGAGACTAAATCATGATTGACAGTAGAGAAATAGAAGAGTTACACCCTTGTTTACAAAGGGGGGTGGAGGAACTAAGAAGAAGGCTAAAAGAAAAAATGTGGACTATGGGGGTAAGCTCCACCTACAGAGACAACACGTACCAAAATTACTTGTACTCTCTAGGAAGAGACCTACCAGGGCAAATCGTTACGAACGCTAAAGGCGGAGAAAGTATCCATAATTATAGGTTAGCATTTGATATTTTTAACAACGTAAGTAGTCAATTATACCCAGTAAGATTTCTAGGTTTAGCAGGTGAGATTTGGGAAGAGATGGGGGGAGAATGGGGAGGAAGCTGGTCACACTTTCCTGACAAACCACACTTTCAATTTACAGGTGGCAGAAGTCTATCCTACTTGCAAACGGGGGTAACATTAGATAAAAAAATGAGAATGAGTTGGGAAGAGAGAGAAGAGATAGATACGTTGAATGATGCATTTACAGAGTTTAACCAGTGGGCTGTAAAGTTTGATTACGAGTACTGGAAATCAGCTTGTAAATATGTTAACTATCTAGAAGATTTATTTATAACAATAGCTAATCAACTGAATCGGTTCGGTAACTGGGATACAACCAACAACGTAACCACTTTGGCAGAAGCATTTGAAAAATTTGAAGATAAGGGTATAGCATTTGATTACGAATACTGGAGAAAAGCATGTCAATACGTTAGATTTTTAGAACCCTTATTTATTAAAATAGCTAATCAACTTTAGGAGGAGATTGAATGAAAAATGCCGAAGAATCGTGCGGGAAAATAACAGATTGGATAATAGAGCGTTGGAAATGGTTTGGAGTATTTGGGATACTAACCTTTTATTTTTTAGTAACAATATTAATAGCTTTAATTTTGATAATAGATTATTTAATAACTAACCCAGTGCCAATTTTAGCTTTACTAACATACGTAATCTACACCAAGTTTTAGGGAGATTAAAATGAGGATACTACACCCTATAATATTATGCACCCTACTTGCAATTACGCCATACGAAAAAATAGTTCCAGTATTACTAATCTTTATAATATATTTAATCGACACCAAGTTTTAAATAAAAAAGGAGGCTTATAGCCTCCTTTTTTATTTACTAAACATATCAATAAATGCATCTAATAGTTTGTGATCTAGTTTAATAATGTCTTTAACTAGATTAATGTGGACTTCGGTTAACCCTTGCTTTTTAGCGAGGTCATCAAGTGATAGTTCTTTTTTAAATATTTCACCTTCACCAGTTTTTAACCAACTCTCATTTACAAAATATGCTCGACAAATATCTGAAATCACTCTGTTATTTACTTGTTTCCGACCTCTTTCAATAGCACAGATTGTAGTATCTCTTATGTTCAGGTCAATCGCAAAAGCTCGTTGACTCATATCTAGCAAATCAACACGTAAGTACTTTATTCTTTCATTTGTTGTCATATGCTTACCTCCTTTCAAGCATACTCTACTATAAGTTATTCAATTTGTCAATAAAAACAGTTGACAAAGTTCATTTTTACAAGTATAGTTATATTAGGTTAGTAAATAAATCAAATAAAAGGAGGCAACTTATGAGAAAAACAACAACTAAAATAGTAAGGGTAATGGAAACAACTTGTCCATTTTGCAATCAAATCGGTTACTTTTCGCTAACACGAGCATGTAGAATAAAAGAAGATATAGAAGTAATCCGCTGGAATTATTCGACATGCACTATATGTGAAAAAGATAGCATAATAGTCCCTATTCCAGACAGTGAAAACTTTGAACTAATAGGGAGGGAGGTAAAATAATGAGAAAAACTACAACAGAAAAAGTAACAAAGGTCACATGTCCGTTATGCAATGGGGTATTTTATAATGATATGGAAAAACTACTTATTAATCAGTATTACAAGTGTGATATATGTAAAGAAGAATTAGAAATGGTACCTATTGGAGGAAAGCTCTACATCGAAGTTAGAGAAGTGATAGATGAATCATAAATTTAAATGTCATTACTGTAACTATGAGTGGACAATGATGAGAGATGAACTAATAGAAGACCCTCTATTCTGGGATTGTGGTCATTGTCCGAATTGCAAAAAGTTTATTCATTTAATGCAATGTCAAAATAGAACTTTCAAAATTAAAAAATATTATCACAAAAAGGGAAGGTGAGAACTATGAGTGACAAAGGTGTATTGATAGAAGATTTGGAGAAAATCAATGTCGAAAAATTAACATTTGAAGGCGTGCGGATACTGAAAAAAAGAGGTGCGATACCACTTTGTGGTAGCGGTAAAGTGATAGGTTTTGTAGACAAAGAAGGTACATTATTAGTTAAATTATAGGAGGTATAAAATGTTAAATATTAATTTAGAAAATAAGATGCTAGAGCATCCAGATATAACAGAATATAACGATTACGGGTATTTAGAACGGGAAGAATATGAAGAGGAGGAGGAAATATAATGGGAGCATTTAAGTATGAAAGCCATTATTTATGGAATGTTTCACGGGGTATTTTGTGGTATGCACCAAGCGTTACTCCTAAGGGGGATAATGATTTATGGATTAAACATTTTTTTGTATTTACAGAAAGATATATCATTTTTAGAGAAGAAAAATGCGGAACATCTAGATTGAATACACCTGAATATGAAAAGGGTATAACTCATTATGATTACAGCGTATATTCAAGAGTTACAGGAAAATTGGTGGGTACGTTAGATTGTGATGTAGAGCAAGTAACCGTAACATTTTTTGAAAAAAGAAGTGAATTCCCTAATCTGCGACTGAATTATACTGCTATAGCCGTTTTTGAGGACATCACAAACAAACTAGATTGTTACTATGCAAGGTATTTAAAACTTGAGTGGTTCGATGAAGAAATTACTAGAGTAATGCATCACAGGTGGAGAGGCGATAATGAAATTTACATTAATGAAGAATGACAGCTCACGTTAACGAAAGAATATAAACCCTTATTACGGGTTAGACTAAAAGGAGGAACATTATGAATAAATTTACATTTGTAAAGGTTGCAGAAGGTGAAGCTGGTGAATACTTTTTCACAAGGTATGACATTACTTACAGAGTATACTTTGCGGGCTACTCGCATTCATCGGCTTGGCTTGGTATCGGTGATAGAGATTATGGGCTATACCTAGAAGCAGGCTCTCTTAACACTAATGAATTGATGGAATTGTTGCAGGAAGTGAAAGGGTTGGAGGAGTATAGGGAAGGGATGTCTGTTTGGACATCTTAAAAAAGGAGGAACATTATGAAAAGGGAATTTGAGATAGATAAAGATTTTGAAACGAATCCAGAGATGAAATTATTGTTAGATAAGATAACTAACGTATCAACACAGTACCGTAGCAAGCTGTTGAATTATTATGACCTAATACAGTACAGTAGCGAAGGAAACCGAAACCATTTTTCGTACACTAGCAGAGGACGTGCAGAGATTGAACACATTGTAAAAGAGATTGACGAATTAGACATTCCTCTCAGTGATAAAATAATGAACACAAGGCGTCACATCAACATGATGGAAAGCTTTCATAAGAAATTTATGGATAAAATGCGTGACGAAAAAAGTGCAAGGCGGGACGAAACCGACCAATACATTTTAGCACAAGAAACGCTACATGGTCGTGTATTGGAAAGTATGACAAGAAGCATTCTAGGGACAAAGCCTTGGGAATAAAAAAGGAGAGAATTATGGATAACATATTTAAAGTAAATGTGGATTTAGAACAGTTGTTAGATGCACTTAGTATTGTGAAAAGTAAAGAAGAAGAAGAAAGAATAATAGAAGAGATTCTAGACCTTGAAATGAGATTCGACACTCTAACAGAAGATGTACTAGACTACATCAAGCTAAGTGAATCAAAATATGAAATGTACAAGAAAGACAAAGAGAGGCTTGTAGCAGGTATGAGTCGTGAAAAGAAGAAAATTGAGAATTCAAAACGTTACCTCCTTAGTGGGCTACTCATGTCAGGTAGGTCTAAGCGTCAAGTCGGTACAAATACTATATCAATTGGAACAAGTACATCGACTGACGTTTATGATGAGGACTTAATCGACCAAGAATTTTTAAGCTGGACGTCTAAGCCAGACAAAGCACAGATAAGAGAGGCTATCCAGAGGGGGCAAATAATAGACGGTGCTAGGCTTGTAACTAATCAAAACTTACAGATTAAATAGTGTTGACATACTACATTATACATGTTATACTTATTTTATAAGTTAGATACGGTAGGAGGTGAGAAAATGGCAGAAGTTTATACTGTTTCAATTATGTTTAGGGAACAAGAAATGTATCGAAATATAACGATTGAAGCTACAAAGGAAAATATAACTGTAGGTAACTACTTAAACAAAATTCATAAGCTTTATATTGAGAGTAAAGAGGAAGTAGCAGAGAAGGGGAGGTAATTATTTATGAACGAAAATAGTTCTGTTTTATATTATAGGCACGGAAAGATTGTAGGACTGTTGTCAGATAGGGAAGTAGGGCAACTTGTCAGAACAATATTTGCATATATACAAAGAGCGGAAACCCCTGATTTCGATGGTATATTGATGATGGCTTTTATTGCTATCAAAGGAGACTTAGACAGAGACCGTCTAGAGCATGAGGGAACAGGTGACTAAATGTCATTAGAATTTGGATACATTGCACTACAAAGAGATTTAGTTAACTGGGAATGGTACTCTAACATAAATGTGAAAGTTTTATACCTTGAGTTATTACTAAGCGTTAACTACGAAGACAAAGAATGGCAAGGGATAACTGTAAAAAAAGGGTCAATAATTACAAGTTTACCGCAGTTAGTGGTTAAAACAGGGTTAACAAATCGACAAGTTAGAACCGCATTAAAAAAATTAGTAGATAGCAACTATTTGACAGACAAAAGTACTAACAAGTTCCGCTATATCAGTGTGATTGACTATGATAGATATGTTAGTGCTAGCAGACAAACGGCAGACAAACGACAGACAAACGGCAGACAAACGACAGACAAACGGCAGACAAACGACAGCAATGTAATAAGTACTAAGAACTATAAAGAAATAAAAGAAATAAAAGAAAAACCTAAGTTCGTAGCTGACGCTACACCTGTCCCTACTTCTTCCAATTCCTCAACTACAAAGAAAAAAAATGTTGGAGTAGACTTTGAAAAAATGATTAACGATTACACAAGCACTGATGAACTTCGGGCAGTGTTAAATGACTTTGTTATTTCTCGTAAGAACATGAAAAAAGTTTGGCAAACTGAAAGAGGATTCAAATCAGTTTTAACTACACTATCAAAGTTAGCGTCTGACGACGATACAATCAAAATTAAAATAGTTGACCAGACATTAGAAAACTGTTGGAAAGGGTTCTTTGCATTAAAAACTGATGAAGGTAATGAGTCCACAAAGGTAGTCAAGGTAGGTGGAGAGAAAGAGGAGGCTCTAGCAAGGATGATGGCAAACAATGACTAAGCTTAAGGAGGTAAGCAATGAGTGAGGTAGCACCGATTGAAGTTGATTGGGAGAAAATTTTGAATAATAACGGGAAGAATGAAAGCCAAGTTAGAGAAAGAGCTGAAATGCATGTTCTATACACTCTAATTTTTGAGCATGACAGCTATGATGGAAAACTCAAACAGCAGAATTACATTTTTAGTATTTTAAGCCCTGAACATTTTGAAAGTTCTGTGTACAGAAAATGTTATGAAAGCATTACTCATATAAGTATTAATAATAACCAGATAAATTTGTTTGAAATTGATAAAGAGTTGCGGAAGACATACATTCCTATGACTACAATTGACCTGATGAATCATATCAATTCAGCTTTTACAACTACTGTAGGGTTTGAAAGCAGTGTTGACTACTTAGTTGATAGCTTCAAAAAGAAAGAGTTATACAAATATGCTGATAACATTACTCAAATTTTTAAGTCGGGTGGAAGCCTAAATGAAATGAATAATGCAGTCTTGAACATACCTAATCTGAATAACCGTAATAAGGATTTGACTACAGAAGAATTAATGCAATTAGCATATGATGACATAGAGGTGAGACTTAAGAACGGAGACCAATTGCTTGGGAACGAAACGTATATACCACCTCTAGATACTCTAATTGGGGGTATAAAGGATAAAGAACTTATTATGTTAACAGCAGAACCTAACATAGGTAAAAGCTTACTAGCACAGCAAATTGCGATAAATACAGCTATGCATAAAAAGAAGGTTGCTTACTTTAATTTTGAAATGAATGAAAAAAGTTTGGGTTACAGAAATATAGCGATGTTAATCAAAATGGATATTGCTAAGTTAAACAAACCTGACAACCTAAGTGCCAAAGACTTTGCTCAACTAGACGAATTTAATACAACCGCTGTAAATGAAAATTTATTTATCTACACTAACGTAAAAAGAAATATTAGCGATATCGTTACAAAATGTAAGTTATTTGCAGGCACATTAGATTTGATTGTTATTGACTACCTACAGCTCGTTGAGGGTTATGGGGCTGATAAAATTGAAAAGGTTGAAATGGTATGTCAAGCATTAAAGAGTTTGGCATGTGACCAGAACTGTCCTGTTATAGCGATATCAAGTCTAAACCGACAAGGTGACTTGCGTGGTAGTCATCAGCTTGATTTTGACGCTGACCAGATTTGGTTTATGAAACGTGACCATAAATCAACGGAGGCAGGACTAAGAGCGACAGCAGGAATAGAAATCACAAAAAATAGAGATGGGGGAAAGGGTACGATAGTACTATTTTTTAATGAGAAACACTTAACTTTTGAAAAAATCATAGAGGTTTAATATGGGGATAAAAGTAAATCCAGATAGATTAATCCCACGAAAAAGCTCAATACCTGCATCTGAACCTTGCAACTTAGAACTACCAGAAGAATTTAAACCTAAATGTAAGCCACCTGAAATTGATGAATTTCGTAACAAGTGGATATATGAAGTGTTGTCTGATGAGAAGATGATAGAGATGTTGAATGAAACTGAAAAACTTGAAGAGGACTTCAAGGGAGATAGTGATTTAAAGAAAGAAGTACGTATGATAGCTTGTGAGATTTATAACAAATATAAAATATGGAGGTGTAAGAATGTATGGTGATGAGTATATTTTTGTTGGGGCTGATGAGTACCAAGTAATAGAAAAACGCTACAATGAAGCACGAAATTATGAAGAGAAACAGAGATTTGCAGGGTGGAAGAAGGAAAAAGAGGACAAAGACTTTCACTATGATTTTGAAAGGAGTTCCACAAAAATGGATAACTGTGCGGAGCAGGCTATAGCCGAATACGAGTCTTTAATTAACCGTCGGAACACACATCCCACAGTGGTTGACGATTGTGAGTTGAGTATACGATGTTTGGAAAAAGAATACGATCTTTGATTGAAGGGGAGGTAGAATAATGGGCAAACGTAAAGCAATAAAAAAAGTTCATAGAATGCTAAACTCGAAATATCTTGAGATACCAAAAACTAATTTAACTTCATTTTCACCAGAAGAAATGATGGAAATGATGAATATATTGAGCAATGAAATGTATACACCTAGTAAGGAAGAAGCGAAGAGGAAAGAAGAAAACGGGGGAAAATATAGCATATTAGCAGGTTTAGAACCTATAAAAGTAGAATACGGCTTTGTTCTTGAAGGTGAAAAGGGGCAGATTCAAGACATTTGTGACTACATAAAAAAAGAGTTCGATAATTCTGAACTTATAGTAACTAACAGTTTTTGCAGGAGGGTAAAAGATGAGTAAAGTAATTTGTATCATGGGAGATAGTGGGAGTGGTAAGACTACCAGCTTACGGAACTTAGACCCTAAAGAAACTGTTTACATTGACTGTGACCAAAAGGGACTTAGTTGGAAAGGGTGGAGGAATGATTACAACAAAGAAGAACACAAAAACTATACGATAACTTCTAAACCTGCCAGCGTTCAATCGATGATTGACAGGGTAAACGAACATGAAGACTATACCAAAATCAAGTACGTTGTGATTGATACAATAAATGCAATCATGATTGATGAAGAAATGGAACGCATAAAAGAACCAAAATATGATAAATGGATTGATTTAGCTGAATCAATTTGGCTGATGATAAGCAAGTTCTACAAATATAGGGACGACTTGACCTTTATAGTATTAGCTCACACAGAAACTTATTCAGATGAAGAAGGCTACAGGAATACTAGGATTAAAACGTCAGGTAAGAAATTACAAAAACTTTGTATCGAATCAAAAATGACAACAGTATTACACGCTAAGGGGAAAAATGGTAATTATGTATATGAGACTAGAGCGAATGATTCAACTTGTAAAACCCCTTTAGGAGCATTTGAGGAAGCTACAATACCTAATGACATAGTGCCAGTTATAGAAGTTCTGTCAGAGTATTGATTTTAGTCCAGGCTTTTTGGGGGTACACGGGTCGTTTATATAGTTATTGGCAAAATTGTACCTTGAGCAGTGAACGTGGCTTAGAATTTAAATTAGAGGGTAATTAGGTGTATAGAGAATTAGGAGGTTTTAACGTGAGTGATTGTTGTAATTATCAACACAAAGAAAGAAAAAGAGTAATGAAATTATTGAAGGATGAATTAACTATCGGGATGGTCTGTGCCATCAGCATGGGGGAAGAAACAACTACATTTTACCATTGTGAAGGTGAAAAGTGGATAAGACTATTGGATAGTAAGGATAATTGTATATGCAGTTGCAGTTGTAGAGAGGCATTCAAAAATAAAATAGATAAAAGAAAATATATAATAAATGCTGTCAGAGAAACGATCGAATGTAAGTTAAAAAATCAGGGAGGACACGGAAGGGATTCGCTCCACTTTACGTACGGAGAAGTGGCGTGCTTAGTAACATTGTTAAATACTTAAAAATAGGAGGAGAACATAATGGATTATTTTGATGCAATAAGATATGAAAAAAGTAATGATGGTATAGAGACTGAACATGGTATGTGGTTACTCGGAAAAGCTTTGCAGGAAAGAGCTGGCTATGGATGTTCGCCAACCGAAGAACAAGATTATGATCTCCAAAAAGAACAATTAGGAGCTTTAAGAAAAGCGGATAAACCAGTATCATTTAGTATCGCAGAAATTGAGTTACTAACGTATTTGTGTGACTTTTAGGAGGAGGAATTAACATGAAAATGGATATTGAATTAATAATCAGAATACTTAAAGTGATAGAAAGTAGTGATACTAACGAATTTATTTCTTTAGAAGAAATGCTAGTAGACAGGACATCTGATGAGTTAGAACATAGCCTATGTCTATTGGATAATGCAAATTACATCTTTGGATGTGATATATACGACCGTTCCGAGGTGTCCGAGGTAGACGGTAAAATCTATGGCATAAGGAAATTATTCGCAGATCAGTTAACAATGAAAGGTCATGATTTCTTAGAATATATGAAAAGTGATGAAATAAAAGAAATGATTAAAGAAAAAGATTCGCTAAATAATCTAGCGGTTTGGGAGGAAACAGCGAAAGGCATAATGAATAAAAAACTGGAAAAAGTATTGAAAGACATTAGGGAGGAAAAATAATATGCAAAAAATTGAAGGTTGGGACAAAGTAGAAGTAATAAGTACAGAAGGGTTTGACAGAATACAGGCAGGTGGGTATGTCTGCGTAATTAGAGACGTTTTAGAGAAAGTAACGAAGACAACTAGCAGACCAATGTTAGTACTAGACCTTGATATTGTATCAGGTGAATATAAAGACTATTATCAAAAAAAATACGACAGCAACAAAAATGAAAACAAGCATTGGGGAGCTAAGTTTTATCAACTAATGGACGGTACAAGTTTGAAGTTTTTTAAGGGGTTAATAACAGCTATCGAAAGAAGTAACCACGGTTACGATTGGGAAGCGAATGATTGGAATGAAAATACTTTGGTAGGTAAAAATATAGGTGTAATTTTTGGTGAAGAAGAGTTTGAGGCTAATGATGGGACTACGAAAACAAGTTTGAAACCACTGTCTGTAAGGACGGTTGCAACTATCGAAGAAGGCAAGTTCACAGTACCAGTGAAGAAACTGTTAGCTACAAACGCTTTGAAGCCAGTTTTCACAACATCACAGAATAAAAGTTACAATGCACCAGAAGATTTTTCAGCAGTATCAGATGATACAGATGACGACTTACCATTTTAGGGAGGAGAGCATAATGGATAAAGAAAAGGATGAACTGTTAAAAATGGTAGCAAGTTATGGGGGCAAAGACACGAAATGGGAAAAGGTAGGCAAAGGAGAATGGGGAGGTAAGATATTGAATGGCGGAAAAGACTACTACATTTTAGCCTGTAGTTCTGGTGGCTTTATGATATGCCAGACAGATTTTGAGGTAACAGAACACGGCAAATTTATTAAAATTCATGACTGGTTTCACTATCCTTTTAAGACCAGTTTTGGAGAACCACTTACGCTACATTCATTGTACATAGGTTTGAAAGCTAAGGCGGTAATGCATGATAATGAGGTTAGGGAGTATACCAGATGTTCCCACTACGAAGCATTTGAAGTGGCATGGAAAGGGGGCAGTAACTGGGGAGCGGATTACTATACACCCGATTCAAGGAATTATGAAACATGTCATTGGGGAAGAGTTCCCAATGATAAGAAGACTGCTGTATTAGGGGTATACGAGGCTAACGCACCAACATGTATATGTTTGGACGGGATAACATCGTATATAAGAATTGACTTTGACATACTAGGCGAATACTAAAAGGAGGTGGATAGGAGATGTGGGAGATGGCGGGTAGATATCTTTTTGGATACGATTGTAGGGTGGTGATACTCACTAAGGAAGACATAGAAGGAATCTTAGAAGAAATAAGGAGCATTGAGCCACGGGATATGGCAGAGAACGCAGTTGTTCGCTACGAGTTAGAACACGCTTTATCAGTTGATTCTAAGGGGTTAGAACGGTTCAACAAACATAATGTTAATAGGTGGATATCAGGTATAGCTAGAGAAAATGAAGTTACAGAGCGGGGCGAGAAGTATTATGCCAGAAGAGATAAACCTGAACCGCCTAAAAGTAACAGAGAAAAAATACTAGAAGAGGAACGTCGACAAAAAGAGCTTCCACCCGATGGAGCGAATTGGGAATATGGCTACAAAGAATGGAAGAAAGCACAGTCTATGTTCGATAAATATCCATGTTTAAATAAATATAGAGGATATCGAAGGAAACCGAAGAGAGAAGAGGAAAAAGAGGAAAAAGAGGAAAATGACGCTATAGAAGTATACGAAGCATTCGCACTAGAGCTTGAGAAAAACTTTAACATATTGTTCAAAGGGTTTTGGGGGGAAGATTGGGCTAAGAAAAGAGACGTAGGAGAGAAAAAGTTTGATGACTGGATAAAATCTAGGGGGAAAACTAGGAAAGAAGCTAGGGAGGAGGCTGAAATGCAGGAGGTAATCGAAGGACTACAACGTGAGAGAGAAAGGTTGGAGGCTAAGAATAAAGACCTCCGAGACAGAATTGACGCTAAGGAAGACGAGATTATTGCTCTTGGTTCAGAATTTAAGGCTAAACGTAAAAAAGAGAAACGGGAAAGGAAGAAAGTAAACTGGGATGGAATAGAAGCTAAGGCGAGTGAGGTGTTTATTAGGGTGCTAGGGGCGGGGCTTATGCTTGCTGCGGTATGCTCCATAATTTTTATTACAGGTCTTGCCCTTTCGGGGATTTGGGGAATGTTAGAAGACACGGAAATCACGGAAATCACGGAAATCACGGAAGAGGAAGTAACAGCAGTAGAAGCAGTAGCAGTAGCAGTAGCAGTAGTCGAAAAGTATAACCCAACAACTTATGACACTAAGATAGATGAAGAGTTAAAAAAAACGACAACACGCATATCTATTGACATGCCTGAATACCCTTCTGAACATGATGTTACGGTACTTTTGGCTACTGTGGGAGAATACAGAAAAGATTACAAAAATTATACGTTTTTGGACTACATGGGCGATACAGAACAGTATACCGTAGGCGTACTAGTGACCATTAACGGTCACGCAGATTACTTTGATTACATCGAGGAGGAATAAAATGAGCAAAAAATTGAAGATAACCAAACCAAGAGTGATGATATTACTTGGGGTACTAATGATACTCTTGATGATAACAGTTTTTTTCGCAGTATTTGTCTCGAATACAACGCTAATGCTAGGTGCGGTGGGACTGCAAGCGATTTTATATGCGGTTATAGTCGTTCTTAGTATAACACATAAATATTAAAATGGGAGGGGACTACGATGTATGAAGGGTTGTCAGGGATTATAGGAGACCTTAAGGCGATATATGAGAAAGAGCTTGAAGATGCTAAGGAAGAATTAGAGGATAGTAATCAAAGACTTAAGTCGGCGAGAATAGAGATGTGGGTTTGGGGTACTGTAACTGTTGTTTCGGTGGTGTTTCTTGTCATTTTGATTATGGCGTTTGTTGAGTAGTTGTAAAAAAATATAAGTTACTCAACCTTTTCCAAAATGGAAATAGTTCAAAATAGGAGGAAGAATTATGCTGGAAGTTGTTAAGAGATTTGCTGGAAGGTTTGGAATGATTGACGTAGATGGAATTGTTGAGGCTATAGTGTTTGCTCGAGGAGAAATGATAGAAGGTAAAGGAAGTCAGCCCTTGTGGGGCGGCCCTCATGCATCTGATAAAGATTTTGAAGATTTTGAAGAATTTTGTAGGAGAGGGCATATCAAAGTTGATTGTATTCTGGGGACAAGATGGGTGTCACGTAGTGAAGGAACTAGATTTCTAGGAAGTCAAGCATTTAAAGATTACGTGTTACGTTGTGAGTGGGAAAGTGACGAAGATGAAGGTCTTATTAGAAAAAGAGTTAGAGACTTCTCACCCATTGGACAAATAAGTAAGTGATGGAGGGATAACATGGAACAATTAGCAGTACTGATATTAATGGTTGGCGGATTCATTTTAGTAATTAAGTTTTTAGCTAGATATGAAAAAGCTCAAAGAGGGAAGGATTTTAATTGGGAGTTAGATCATGCTCCTAACAAACATCCTGATTTCTTGAGAGAGCAGAAGCTGACGAACGGACGTATGCTTCCACACCCAGCTCATATTGGAGGGAGATGGGATTACAACAAGAAAACTTGGGTCTTTAAAGGTGAAAAATATGAAAAATGGCAGAGGATGAAGAAGAGATATTTGAGCGGGGAAGAAATTACGGAGGAAGAGCAAAAGTTCGTTAATGGCGTATGGGATGACTGTATTAGGCGGGAAATTCTTTCTAAGTAGGAGGTTGAGGAATTGGAAAAGCTAACTGATAGAGAATTACTACACTATCATTCATTTTTTTTAGTCTAATGGCAGGGGTGATAAGTCTTCTGGTCACAGTGTCCTTGTGGGGAATAATGTTTTTTGTTTATTTACTGGTTGCTGATTGGTATCTAAGCGATGAGGAATAGTTAGGGGTGAATTAGGAAATGGAGTTTGATATAGCTTATAAAATTACAAGTATAGATAGCACAAATAGAGTTTATGCAGGGATGCATTACGGAAAAAGAAGTGCTTACACCAAAAAAATAAAAATGTTAGTTACAAGCACTCTACGAAAGTACGAATGTGAGTTATACACAACCCCAGTGTTTATAACTTTTAGCTTTAACGATGGATTGGATATTGATAATCATTCGATATTCGTTAAGTGTGTGATTGACGCTATGAAAGGGATACTGATAGTGGATGACAGGAAGAAGCACGTCGTAGGTGTCACGATGATGTTTGATAATAGTTTAAAGAAAACGGTGAGAGTGAAAATAGAGGAGGTGTAATATGGATTTTAATGTGAGGGATAATATAGAGTGCTGGGAAAATAGGTGTAAGGATAATGGAAATAGGGATAATGGAAATAGGGATAATGCGTATAAGTTTACATTGAATGAGCAAGAATATACCGTTTATGTGTGGTCGCTGTACAATCGTGGCGAAGGTTTGAAGGGTTTTGAGGGCGATGATAACCCATTCTCACACAGATTCCACTCTGACGTGAAAAAATTGTTAGTGAAAAGGGAGATGCAAACAAGGTTCACAAATTTGCTTAAATCTGATAAGGCATACCGTATTGAGGCACTTAAGGGATTCTATGCGGTTTACTGCGATGCATATAAGATAAAAGAATCTGTCGCTTATGAGATACATTATGCAGAGGTTGAAGAGCTAGCAGAACGCTATTTAATTGAGAGGAGATGGTTCTAAATGAAATGTAGGAAAAAAGCAACAGGGATAATTCTAGAGTCGTATCGATATAGGAGTGTTATTATGCGACGAAATTTAGAGAATGCACCAGAGTGGGTCAGATGGGCGTTAGAAGATGGGCAAATTATGTTTTTGCAGGATAGCATGAAAGTGGCGGGCAAATATGGCACATTGTCTGGGGGTGCGTACGATTATATCATAGCGGAGGACGATGGTTATTTGTCCATTTGTCCAGAAGATATGTACTGGGATTTTTATGAGGATTTAAAAGAGGAGGAAAGTAAATGAGATGTAGGAAAATTTGGGTAGAAATGGAGTCGTTCCAGTATTGGAGTTATCACACTAATGAAAATATAAGAGAGTATGCCCCTTGCTGGTTTGTAGAAAGAGTAGAAAGTGGAGTAATTACATTTTTGAATGAGGAGCTAAAAGTACGTACACTCGCAGGGCTTGAGACTGTAAGGGATCAGGACTATATAATGTTAGGTGTTAAAGATGAGCTTTCCATCTGTAAAAGAGACGTTTATGAAATGATTTATGAAGAGTACAGTGAGGGAGATGGGACGGATGAGGTATGGAAGACGTGCAAAGAAATAAGGTGGGATAGGTGGGATAGTTGGGACTATTAGAGGAGGAAAGTAATGGATTCCAGAGCAGAACGTAAAGAGCGAAAAGCATTTGAGAAACAAGAGAAGAAAGAAGAAGTTAGAGCGAAATTTGAGGAACTCAAAGTCTCATTATCAGAGCTGAAAGAAGCTTTGAAGATTTTAGGGTCAGAGTTAGCGAACCTATTTAGGTTTTAGGGAGGAGGACTAATGGAAGAGATTTGGGAAGACGTACTGGATTATGAGGATTACTATCAGGTGTCGAACTTGGGACGGGTTAGGTCTTTGGGTAGAACGACTCATAGTGGCTACTGGAAAAAAGGTAGAATGTCGAAAGTTAGCGAGACACACAACGGTTACTTAGTTGTTTCTTTAAGAGGAGAAGATAACAAAACAGCTCAAACGGGGGTGCATAGGTTAGTTGCTTTAGCCTTTTTGTATAACAGGGTAGGAAGTACAGCGTTTGTTAAACACCTCAACGGAGATAAAACTGACAACAGGGCGGATAACTTGGAGTGGATTTCTAGAAAAGGTGTAAAACATCCTAATGCAAAATTAACAAATGAAGATGTTTGGGAAATTAAAGAAATGTTAAAGGAAAGGATATTGAATCATGCAGAAATCGGGATAAAGTTTGATGTATCATGTGCAACTATAAACAAGATTAGTTGCAGGCAAACGTGGAAGCATATTTAGGAGGAGGATTACATGAGGAAAAAACAATATAGAAACGAAGAAGAAGTTGAATGGGAAATTAATAAGAAACTCAATAAAAGCTATATTAGATTAAATGAAGAGGTAATTGGCACAGAAGAAGAGGAATGGAGACCTGTATTAATCGATGATGGTTATTACAAGGATTATTATCAAGTTTCAAATAAGGACAGAGTTAAGTCCGTAAATAGAACAGTTGGTACAGGAGAGTTTAAGAAAGGTTGTGTACTTTTAGGACACCTTGGTTCTAGGAGAAGGAAAATGGTTATGTTACACAGAAATAATTGCAATAAGCCTTTCGGCGTGGATAGACTGGTCGATGGAGCATTCCCACCCGATGATAGTACTAAAGTAAAAACTAAAGAGATTCACGGTGAGCGTAAATCCCTTTTAGAGATACATCAAGAAATAGAAGATTTGATGAAAGAATATGAAAATGAGTTAATACGGTTACAAGTTGAAAAAAACAAAGTGGCGAGAGAAGAGAGGTACAAAGTTACTTTAGCAAATTTAAACAAAAAAGTATAGAGAAACTAATGGATAAAATAGAAAATATATGTTATAATATAGTTCTATAATGTTAGAAATAGTGCCATCAGTTTTACTTACTGGGACTACGTTAATAGTCCTAGTATTAACTCTTGGTAGCTCAACGGTAGAGCGGTGGGGAACACCCATTGTTGCACGGTTCAAATCCGGCTCAAGAGACAAGTTAAATCAAGGTAGAACTGTCGGCCTCGTAGATTTGGGATCACATGTGAGTTCTACCTTGGTTGTGTAGGAGTATAGTTCAATGGCAGAGCAGTGGTCTCCAAAGCCACTAATGTGGGTTCAAGTCCTACTACTCCTGTTGAAAAGAGAGTGCTTCAACATTCTCTAATAATATAATTAAGCTACTGGCCAGTACCGTTATCAAGCATATTACAAATTAATTTACGTCCAAGTATCGTTAACAAAGCAAAGACTAGTAAGACTCCTGATAGATGGCTTAACGAGTCTAAAATATAAAAAGAATCTTATAGATAAGGTTCTTTTTTTTTGTGGAAATCTATTGACAAAACGTGGAAAGTGTGGTATATGTTAGAGAACAGAGTGGAGGGGAACACCCTATATTCGGACAAAATGAAGGGGTAAGTGGAGGACGACGGACGAATTTGGCAGTAAAGGTAGATATTCAATCCACGCTATAAAAAAAAGAGGTGATTAAAGTGGCAAATGTTGGAGGGCAATACATCTATGAAACATTTGAAGACTTTCAGATAGCGGTTAATGATGCTATCGTTTCTATGAAGGCAGATAAAGAACCTATTCTGATTTCAGGCGTCTGTATCAGGGTTGGGATATTACGTGACACATTTTATGATTATTCCGAACGTGGAGCTGAATGGAAGAAGCTTCATAAGTGGTTGAAAGAAATAAGCGAACATGATATCAATGTCAAAGGGCTTACTGGTGAGGTCGACAAGACCATGGCTATATTCAACCTGAAAGTTAATCATGGTTGGATTGAGACACAACACATTGAAGTATCTACAGAGCCAACGGTCATCGTAAATGATGTACCACGTCCGAATGCCTAATCTTTCGGCTTATGAAGCACTCGGTGAAAACTATGATGAATTCTGGTGGTTTAGGGGTCGATACAGAGTCGTGAAAGGTAGTAGAGGGTCGAAGAAATCCAAGTCAACAGCAATATGGTACATAACACACTTGCAACAGCTCAAGGGGGCTAACCTTCTAGTTGTTCGACAAACGTACAGGTCTCTTAAGGATTCATGTTTTACAGAACTTAGATGGGCTATCAATAGGCTTGGGCAAAGCGACAAGTGGAAGATAACAGAGTCTCCGTTAGAAATGACCTTCAAACGTACAGGACAGAAGATATATTTCAGAGGTCTAGATGACTCAATGAAGATAACTTCTATCACAGTAGAGAATGGTGTTTTATGTTGGTGCTGGATAGAAGAAGCATTCCAGATTAGGAATGAAGCGGACTTTGACACTATCAACGAAGGTATCAGGGGAACTGTTCCCGATGGGTTGTTTAAGCAGATGACTTTAACGTTCAACCCTTGGCATCAGAGTCACTGGTTGAAGAAGCGTTTTTTTGATGCTGAGCCGAGTTCTGATTTGATGGCGATTACAAAGACTTACCTGATGAATGAGTTCCTTGACGATTCTGACCGTAAAGAGTTCGAGGATATGAAGATACGTAACCCTAGGCGGTATGTAGTCGCAGGCTTAGGTGAATGGGGTATTACTGACGGACTAGTGTATGAGAACTTTGAGGTGAAAGAATTTAGTGTAGGTGAAATCCAGTCACGGTATAAGGTTGAATCGGTTTTCGGGCTGGATTTTGGTTATACTAACGATGAATCCGCCCTGTTCTGTGGCTTGGCTGATATAGATAATAAGCAGTTGTACGTGTTTAACGAGATGTACGCAAAAGGTATGTCAAACGAGCGACTCCATGAGGAGATAACTAAATTAGGCTATAGCAAAGAGGTTATCACTGCTGATTCTGCTGAACCGAAGTCCATTGATAGAATCAGAGGGCTAGGGATACGTCGGATTAAGCCCGCAGTCAAAGGTAAAGACAGTATCATGAACGGTATTGACTATATACAAGATTACAAGATAATCATCCATCCTAAGTGTGTGAACTTTATCACGGAGATAGAGATGTACACTTGGGCAGAAGATAGAGCAGGACAGAAGGTCAATAAACCTGTAGATGACCACAACCACCTTATGGACGCTATGAGGTACGCTATGGAACGTTATTCAATACAACAAGAGCAAGCCAATATATTTGTTTTTTAGGGGTGAAGAATATGAACATTTTAAGTAAATTGGTACAAAGGGGTAAAAACTCTTTTTCATTTATCTCAAGTCTTATCGCCCCTAGACTAACGCCACAAAACTACGATAGTTTAGCAAAAGAAGGCTATAAACTTAATCCAGTTGTGTACGCTTGTACACAGAAGATTAGTAACAGTCTTAAGACTATAGAATGGCAACTTCTACAGAAAGATTCAAGTGGTGAAGAGGTAGAGATAAAGATTCACCCGATACTAGACTTGATTGCTGAACCTAATGAGTTCCAAACGTTTGACGACGTCTTAGAGAGCTATGTAATTAATTTAATCCTAGAGGGTGATGTTTTCACTCACTTGGTGCGTGATGGAAGTAACAACAATGGGCAGACTAAAGAATTAATCCTTCTAAGACCTGACTTAGTTGAAATACTATTTAATATTATCGACCCAGTAAACCCAATTCTTGGGTATGAATACAGGAATGGCACACTAATAAAGTTCAGGCTAGATGAGATACTCCACATTAAGAACTTCGACCCACTCGACCGAAATCGTGGCTTAGGAAGAGGGCAGTCGACTATTTCGGCTGTAGCAAAATCAGCTGACCAGAATAACGCAGGTAGAGAACACAACATTTCGTTGCTTCAAAACGGGGCGACGCCTTCGGGAATTATAGATGCTAGAGGGCAGGATTTGAGCGTAGAAAGAGCAAAGGAACTAACTGCACAATTCAATGATGCTAACTCTGGAGTTAAAAACGCTGGTAAGACTGTGGTTTTAAGCAATGCTACTTATACGGCTACAGCTTTTTCACCAAAAGAAATGGATTTCCAGAATGGGATTACCCAATCGTCGAGGGAAATCTGCGAGGGGTTAGGTGTCCCGTCAATTCTGATAGGCGACCCGTCGGCTAAGACTTTCAATAACTACAAGGAAGCTAAGAAGGCCCTGTATACTGATACGGTTATCCCAATGGCACAAAAGATAGTAAATGCAGTCAATCAACAAGTTCTCAAGCCAGAATACGGCGACGAGTTCAGGTTTAAGCTTAATCTAGACTCTATTGAAGCTATTCGTGATGAACGTATGCAGTTATTCGACCAGATAAAAGACGCTACCTTCTTGACGGAGAACGAGAAGCGAGAAGCTTTAGGATTTGACAATATTGAGGGTGGCGATGTACACAGAATCCCTCTGAATTTAGTAGATGTCCCTTTAGGTGAAAACATTGAGCCTTTAGACGGAGATAGAGACGATGGCTAGTAGGAATACGATAGAACGGTCTTACAATAACCTACTCTCTCGACTTATGAGAACGAACGCTAAAAGACTGTCGCCTTATTTTAATCGGCAAGGCAGAAGGATACTGAAAAAGTTTCGTAATGTAAGCTTACAGCAACAACCTATCGACATTGTAAATGATTTGGTTGATTGGGAAGAAGAAGAAGAGGAACTAACCGCTGTCCTTAATGACATGGCAGACGATAGTTACAAATCAGGTGTTCGATTTGCTACAAGGTTTACCGATGACCTGACTACAAGTAGCGAAATAGTCGCAGGTGGTCTAGCGACTTATACAGCTGTCAACATCGCTAGAGCAGTAGCGAGTATCATTAGGACAACTAGAAAGAAGTTGGCAGATAATGTACGGAAGGGCTTAGCAGAAGAAGAGTCTAGGGAAGAGATATCAAAGCGATTAAACAGAACCATGACAATCGCTAGTACCTCTAGAGCTCGTACTATTGCTGAAACTGAAACCCATAACGCAATTAATGCAGGTAGTTTTGATACTGCTCTTCTGGGGCTTGTCTTGATAGGCGGAGTTGAGGGTCTTTCGAGAAGCGGTGTAGCTACAAAGATTTGGAACACGCAGAGAGATGAGCGTGTAAGAGAACCCCCACGGTATCTAGCTAACCACGTTGTCCTAGATAGACAGCGGATACCTATAACTGATAAATTTAGTAACGGGCTACTTTTTCCGGGCGACGCAGCGAATGGCCCTCCAGAAGAGATTATTCGTTGCAGATGTTATTTAACTTATGAATAAAATTCAGTTAGTGCAAAATCTTCACATACTGAGAAGGAGTGATTACTATGGCAAAACAAGACCAGTACCAACCTTCGGCAGGTACGTATTTGGACAGATATGATAACATAAAGCATGTCGACGACGGTGTACCTACTCTATCGTCAGCAGTAAAATTAAACAGGGAGCAGAAGACATTCATAATTAGAAGTGCAGAAATCAACTTAGAGGAAGATGAAGCAACTTTTTTAAAAATTACAGTGCCTGCGAAGAAAAGATTAATAGTTTTAGAGAGATACATTCAAGGGATTGGTTTAGGGACTCTTTCAATTGAGATGAGGGGCAACTGCAACGCAGTAACAGTCCCTGAAACAGCCTTCTCTGCTCATGTGGAGGTAGGTGTTTCATTTGTACAACCTGACACAACGTTTCAGTTTATCGGTACAGATATCGGTGGTAGTAATATTGAACCGCATCCATCTATAGGTTACTTAGGCGATGAAGAAGCTATTCCTGCTATTAGAACAGCAGTGTCAACTACAATTCCAATAGGATTCCTAGAGAGAATCCTAACTAATAATACAGAATCTAGCTTTAATTTCGGTATAGAGATACAAACTTCATTCGCTGATGACTCTCAATTTAAGGGATATTTTGAGCTATTTTGTACAGAAGAAGACTTAGAGTAAAGTCGAAAGGAGGTGTATATAGTGGACATGGAATGTAAGCATATGGTAGTACCTTTTGAGATGGATTTGAAAGCTTTTGATGAAGAAGAAGGCATTTTCAAAGGGTACGCTTCGGTCTTTGGGAATGAAGATTCTCACGGTGACGTGATGATGAAAGGTGCTTTTACTAATAGCTTGAAAGATACAAGCCGAGTTAAGATTTTAAAAATGCATAAAATGAACGAGCTTCCGATTGGCAAGCCAATTCGTATGTTTGAAGACGAAAAAGGACTTTTCGTTGAAGGGAAGATTTCAGACACTACTGACGGAAGAGATGTTAAAGCCCTAATAAAAGACGGTGTTTTTACTGAACTGTCAATTGGGTATTTCCCTTTAAGAGATAGATTCAATGAAAAGAAACAAAGGGAACTTCTTGAAGTAGAGGTGTTTGAATTTAGCCCTGTAACACTTGCAAGTAATGATAAAGCACTTATCAGTTCTTACAAAAACCTTGAAGGAGGTGAGGGTGTGAGTAAAGCGGAGGAAGAAGAAGAAGAAGAAGAAAAGGTAAAAGTAACCGATGAAGACGAAGAAGAAAAAGCTACAAAAAACCCTGAACGAATGGAAGCGGCGTTTGCCAAAATAAAAGAAGGTATGAAAGAGATATCGGACATCATGGGTTCGTCCAAAGCCGAAGACGAAGACGAAGAAGAGAAAGCACAGGATGAAGACGAAGACGAAAAGAAAATGTTATTCAAAAATATCAGAGAAATGTTTACGGAGGTAATCTAATGACTGAGATGGAACGAAAAGAAATTAACGAAGCGATTCAAAAGGCAACAGCTGACTACAGAACTCTAAGGGCTGAGGAGAAAGAGGAGGCAGCGACTAAAGCAAATGAAGAAGTGTCTAAACTCTTACAGCGTCAATCAGAAATAGAAGTGATGCTGAATAGGAAGGTTTCTCCTGCAACAGAAACGAAAGATTCTAAGTACACACCTGAACAAATGGAGCATAAGAACGCATTCATGAATACTCTTATTCGTGGATGTCGTGAGCAGGACTACAGAGCAATAACTGCTCAATATAAAGCGATGGCGACTGACAACAATCCTCAAGGCGGATTTTTTGTGCCACAGATAATGCAAGACGGAATCATAAATAGGGTTAGAGATTTCGACCCTATTAGACAAATTTCATCAGTCAACAGTATCAGTGTGGGCGATGCAATGGAGTTTGCATTTGAAAAAGAAGACCCAGATTGGGAAGCTGGTTGGGTTGGAGAAAGGTCACAGCGTGAAGTCACAGGAAACGCTGAAATAGAGTTCATCACTATCGCAGTTCACGAAATGGCGGCACAACCTGCACTCACATATAGAATGCTTACTGATGCCGATTTTGACACGGAGGGTTGGATTTCAGAAAGGATTGCAGAGAAATTTGCAAGATTGGAAGGAGAGGCTTTCATTAACGGTGACGGTAACGAGAAGCCAAGAGGTCTGCTACAGTCTGAAAGGATGCAGTTTGACGCTGGTACACTTGGTACTGACGGGTTTGATTCGTTGATTACTTTACAAGCCGAAATACGTGCAAAATTCCGTGCAAATGCAAGATGGTTGTTTAACAGATTTACTTTAGCTTATTTGAGAACTTTGAAAGACAACGAAGGGCAATATTTATGGCAACCAAGCCTCCAAGTAGGCGACGCAGCACGATTATTAGGCGACCCATATACAATTTCGGATAGTATGCCAAACGCAGTTGATGGTTCTGGTGATTTGATAGTAGATAACGAACCTATAATCTACGGAGACTTTCGTTCAGGATATCAGATTGTAGATAAAAGCGGAATGAGAGTAATCAGAGATGAAATAACAGATAAACGAGTTATTAAGCACTATACGACAACTCGTACAGGTGGCGATGTACTAAATACTCAAGCATTAGTTAAGTTTATTCTAGAATAGGAGAGATTTTTATGGCGGGAATTAAAGATATACACAATACGATGTTTCAGGAAACAATAATGGTAAATGAAAACATTATTAGTGACACTGTAACTTTAAGTACGATTATAGATACCGTTAAGTTTTATGGTCATGAATTTTTAATAACAGGCAACGAGATTCTTGACGGTGAGTACGTAATTAGTATTCAAGAAGGTAACGAGGTAGATGATGAAGCAACACCTACTGTTATAACAGATGGTGCAACAGCAGATTCAGAAGATATTTTAGCAACGCTATCAAACCTTACTTTGACAGTTGCAGAAACTGGTTTAACAACTAGGCTTGGTTATATTGGGGTTAAGAGGTGGTTAAGAGTAGAAATCACATCTACTCTTACATCTTCTGGTGGAACTTTCAATGTTTTATCAGTACAAGAGAATCCTAGGAAGGCAGAAACGGAAGATTCTGTAAGTTAGAGGTGATTTAAATGAGCGTATGCAACTTACAAGATAACGCATTGACTACTTTAGATGCCGTAAGAAGAGAGCTAAAGATAAAAGACGATGACGACAGCCAAGATGCACGACTGTGTGACTTGATAAATGCTTGGTCGGACTGGGCTGAACGCCTCACAGGACGGACTTTCGGAATAGCAGATTATACAGAATTTTATGCAGGTACAGATTCACAAACTATACTTATTAGAAATTATCCAGTTACCGAGGTTGTTTCGGTGACTAAAGTTTCTAATTCTAATGGAAGTTCAACAAGGACTACAATTGAGGCTGATACTTATAGAATCGAGGGTGAACGTAGACTATTTAGGAATACAGAATGGGCTGAAAGTTCATTTGTTAGAGGAATGACACCCTATCCAAGATTTTCATCTAAGAACCTTGAGATTATTTATACAGGCGGTTACGTTTTACCTAACGACGCCAATCCACCTGAAAGAAAGAAAACTCTACCAGCTGACTTAGAACGTGCTGTAATTAACATGATTTCGATTGATGAGAGCCAAAGAGGGACGTCCAAAGGGCTTTCTAGTTTTAAAATCAGTGATTTAAGTTGGCAGTTTGGGTCAGGTTCAACAGACCTGCAAGCCTTGCATGAAATTAGCCCCGCGAACTATTCGACTATCATGAGATACAGGAGTTACTTACTATGAGTAAATCAGGCATAACAATAGAAGTTGAAGATATTGATTTTGATTTTGATAGCTTAATTAAGCAGTTAGATATTCTACTTAGGTCAGAAATCGAAGTAGGTATTTTAGATACTGAATCTGATAAGATTCTAATGATAGCGACTGTTAACGAGTTTGGTATCAAGATTAAAATAACAGATAAAATGAGAGCGTTTTTGCGTGCAACGGGTTTCCCTGTAAGCAATAGTTTACAGCATATCACTGTACCAGAACGTTCGTATATACGGAGAACAGCAGAGAAGAAGCGAGTTAAAATACAGGCTTTTATTGGCAAGCAACTTGACCTTGTCCTCGACGGGAAAACAACAGCTGATACAGCCCTAAACGCTATAGGTGAATTTTGTGTACTTGAGACAAAACTCACTATGGTAGAAGTAAAAAAACCTAAAAACCACCCGTACACGCTAGAACATAAGACAGGCAGTAACCCTTTAATCGACACAGGGACTTTAGTATCTAAAATCAACTACCGAATTACTACAGTTAGTTCCCGATTTTCTAAAGGAGTGATATAAATGGCTTTTCCAATACCGCTTTTACCAACAGGGATACCACAAGAAGAAATAAAGTTGATTAAATCAACAAAAACACTTGGAGCAGAAACAGGCTTATACACAGAAGTAGAATCTGAACCTGAAACTATTAAAGGGGCAGTATTACCACTGTCACAAAGTGATTTGATGTACTCCGAAGGCACTTACACGCGTGATGATAGAAAGATTTATGTTGAAACTACAATTGAAATAAACAGTATTGTCGAGTTCCAAGGCGAAAGGTTTACTGTTGATAAAGAGGATAACTATTCTGGATTGACTCAAACGGAATTTAGACGCTATTTTATTAAAAGGCGGAGGGACAATAATAGATGATTGGCTTTGTAGACATCAGAAACGCTATCATAGGCGGATTAAATGCTCACCTTGGTTCAGATGTTGATGTTGTTGAAGGTAATTCTGTTTTTAATAAAGAGGATTATCCTTATGTGAGCTATGTAATAATATCTACATTTTCTGGAGAGTTTGAAAACCCTAAATCTGAAAGTTATGATAATGGGACTTTCACTAGGAAAGAGGATGGGAGAATGGTTATATCGTTTAATGCTCACTCTTTAGATTATGACGAGGCTCACGTAACAGGTCTTGACGCCATAAGCTACTTTGAATTTTTCGGTAGTGAAGAACTTTACGAAAGCAATATAGTTGTAGTTGATACCGAAGAACTTACGGATAGAGCTATATTAATAGTCGATGAGCAAGAACGTCGTTTGCAATTTGACGTAACTTTCAGAGTAGAGAGCGTACTGGAGAAGAATATAACAAATATTGATGAAGCGAATATTGATTATAATATTTTATAGAATAAGGAGGTAAAAAAATGGCAATAAGGAGTGTAAATGTAACTGTAAATAGATTAGCACCAGCGACTACGCAAGCAGGGTTCGGCTTGCCTTTAATCCAGAGCACAGAAGCTGTAAGGGCTTATGAGGAATACAATAGTATAACAGAATTTGCAGTTGATTATCCTAGTACTACTAGAGCGTTTGATATGGCTACTGCTATTTTTGCACAAGGGTTGAGTACGGTTGCTGCTTTCGGTGTCGACTTTACGCAATCAGTAACTGCAACACTTACTACAAGTTTTGTAGCAAGTAATAGCAACTTAACTTTTACTTCAAAAGTTGAGGGTGCAGATGGTAACTTTATTGAGATTGTTTTGTTAAATACAGCTAGTTCAGTAGTTAACACTACAGCTGTACGAACAGGTGCAGGAACAAGTGGAGACCCTTTTATTATAACGGTCACTCTGAAAGATGATGGAGTAGATGAAACATCAACAGCGTCAGAAGTAGAAGACGCTATAGAAGATGACGCAGATAGCAACGCAGTTGTACGTGTTAATAAAGCGACAGGTGAAGATGG